AGTTGTACAACCGCAAAAAGGAGAGAATTGTCACTCTCAAAGCGGCCGCTACAGAGGAGGAAAAATGACTAAGTTATGTGCACGTGGTAAATCTGCGGCTAAAAGAAAATTTAAGGTATATCCGTCAGCATATGCAAACGCATATGCCAGTAAAATATGTGCGGGTAAAATAAAAGACCCATCTGGAAAGAAGAAAAAAGATTGGGGACCTAAAAAAAGAAACACAGGTTCTAAAAAAATTGGCGAGGTTATAGAGCCAATAAAGAAAAAGATTTATGAAGATCAATACAAAAAAAATAAACGTGTTGGTAAATCAGGTGGCAAATACTACCTACAAATGAAAGTGCCTAATATGAATAAAGGTGGTGAGTACAATGGTTCACACATCAAATCAGAAGTAGGCGGTCAAAAAGTTTCAAACAAATCTTACGAGGATTATTACAAGGATCTGATATAATGGCTAAAGGTTCATGCTGGGAAGGGTACGAACAAAAAGGCATGAAGAAAAAGAACGGCCGTTTAGTTCCTAATTGTGTTGCAAAAATGAATAAAGGCGGTTTAAAAAAATGGTTCAACGAAAAATGGGTAGATATTTCTGCTCCAAAAAAAGGTGGTGGTTATAAAGAATGTGGAAGAAAGTCTGCATCCAAATCAAAACGTGGTTATCCCAAATGTGTACCTGCTGCAAAAGCTGCAAGGATGACAAAGGGAGAGAAAAGATCAGCTATCGCAAGGAAACGCTCAGCCCCAAATACTGGCCCTAAACCTACGAATGTAAAAACTTTTACAAAAAAATCTACAGGTGGAATGGTTAACTATTACAAAGGATTAATATAATGATTAGTTGGTTAAGAATGTTATTTATTAAAGCTGAAGAAGCGTCAAAAGAACAAGAAAAGAAACCTGAACCAAAACTTAATTTAAATAAATTAACTAAAGGTGATTTGAAAAGACTTTATGAACAAGGTAAAATTGAAGCTAAAGACTTAAAACCATAGGAGACAAAATGTTAAAAAAGATAAACCAAAAGCTTTGTGAATTAATTTGTAAAATGTTTGGGATTACACAATGTATTTGTACTCACGAATGTGAGTGTAAGAAAGCTGGAAAAAAATAATGGCAACATCAGGTACAACATCTTTTGATTTATCTATTGATGAAATTATAGAAGAAGCATTAAATCGTTGCGGCGTTGGACCTAATTCAGGAATGGACATGAGAAGAGCGCGAAGAAATCTTAATCTTCTTTTTTCAGAATGGGGAAATAGAGGAGTACATCTTTGGAAAGTTGAACTTGATGAAGTAGCGTTAGTATCAGGACAAGCCGAGTACACGGTGTCCAGTGACGTGTCTGATGTATTAGAGGCATTTGTTTCAAGCGCGGGTGGAGGAAATGAAAATGCGAGTACCCAAGATGTATCGATCACTAAAATTGATCGATCAGCATATGCTGCGCTTCCCAATAAACTGGCCACTGGCCAACCGTCACAGTATTATGTAGACAGACAAACCACTCCTAAAATTTATTTATATCAAGCACCTGATTTAAATACATACACCTATTTAAAATACTATGTTTTAAAAAGAATCGAAGATGCGGGTGCTTACTCAAATAACCCTGACGTAGTATTTAGATTTTTACCTTGTATGGTCGCAGGACTAGCTTATTATTTATCTTTTACTTATGCAGCAGACAGAACACAAATGTTAAAACTTACTTATGAAGATGAAATGAAACGAGCATTAGATGAAGACGGACAAAGAACTTCTCTATATATTTCTCCTCAAACATTTTATGGAGATGGTGTGTAATGGCTTTTTCAAAAGGTAAATATTCACAAGCAATTTCAGATCGATCAGGACAGGCTTTTCCTTATTCTGAAATGGTAAGAGAGTGGAACGGTTCATTAGTACACATATCAGAATATGAACCGAAACATCCTCAAATTAGAAGAAAAAAAGTAACTGCAGACGCAGTTGCACTACAAAATGCTAGACCTCAAAGACCTGACCCCACTTCTGGTTTTACTTTGTATATCTTTAATTCAACTCAAAGTATGTTACCTTCAGTTGGTCAAAATGAATTAGGAACAGAATTAACAAGCTTCTCAACTACATCAGCTGTAGGAAGCGTAACCGTGAGTACAACATAATGGCAATTACCTATACAAATTTTATAGACCAAGTCAGAAGTTATACGGAAGTAGATTCCAATGTTTTGACAGATACACTACTAGACCAATTTATTCGTAATACAGAATTAGATATTGCAGGTAAAGTGGATTATGATGATTTAAGAAGATATGCAACTTCTTCATTTAACGCAAATAAAAGATACTTAACGACTCCAGCAGAATTTTTAATTATACGTTCCCTTCAAGTTTTTGCTGATGGAACACTTACTTCAGATCGAACTTTTATGGAAAAAAAGGACACGAGTTTTATTACGGAATTTAATGGAGATGGAACAACAGGACAGCCAAAATATTATGCAAATTGGGATGATAATACTATTGTGGTTGCACCAACACCAGACCAAGCTTATGCAGTGCAGTTAAACTATATTATTAACCCACCACATTTTACGAGTTCACAATCTACTTTTTTAGCTGAAAACCAAGAAGCGTTGCTTTTATATGGAGTGCTTGTAGAAGCTTTTTCCTACCTAAAAGGACCCATGGATATGTACAATCTCTATAAAACAAGGTATGATAATGCTATTGAAGCTTTTGCACTTCAACAAATGGGTAGAAGACGTAGAAGTGAATACGATGATGGAGTGCCACGTGTAAAAGTGCCTTCACCATCACCTTAAAATAAACAGGAGATTTTTTATGGCAATAGCACAAGCAGTATGCAATTCATTTAAACAAGAGCTACTTGATGGCGTGCATGACCTTGATACAGGTGGCGCAACTTTTAAATTAGCTTTATACGAAAGTACAGCAAACCTTTCTGCAGCAACAACACAATACACAACTACAGGTGAAGTTTCTGATACAGGACAGTACGCAGCAGGAGGCGGAACATTAACAGGTCAACAAACTTCATTAGACACAGGAGTTGCAATTGTTGACTTTGCAGATTTATCTTTTACTGGAGTTACACTTACAGCAAGAGGCGCATTAATTTATAACGATACAGTGACAGATGATCCAGCTGTAGCGGTTTTAGATTTTGGTGCTGATAAAACTGCAACGGATGGTACGTTTACTATTCAGTTCCCAACTTTTAATTCAACATCAGCAATTCTGAGAATTAGTTAGGAGGTTTGAATGGCACTTGTCCTTAACGACAGAGTCAAAGAGACCAGCACTACTACAGGAACTGGAACTCTTAATCTTGACGGAGCAGTAACAGATTTTGAATCGTTTGTAGCTGGCATTGGCACGGGTAATACAACATATTACTCGATTGTGAATGGCTCTACAGGTGAGTTTGAAGTCGGTATTGGTACAGTTACAGACGCTACTCCTGATACTCTATCTAGGGACACTATTCTTTCAAGTTCAAATTCTGATAATGCAGTTAACTTTACAGCAGGAACAAAAGATGTATTTTGTACACAACCTGCAAGCAAAGCTGTATATTTAGATTCAAACAATCAACCCGTAGGCGCTGCGAGTAATGGATTTGCTATTGCAGTAGCGATTGCGTTGTGAGGTAACGATGGCACAAAACTTTAGAAATTATTTAACAAGAAATATAGGCACCACAGCAGTGGATGTTTTAGGCGGAGCTGCAGATACCTATGATTGTGTGATCTCTATTCGACTTTGTAATACGGTTTCTTCAACTGTTAATATTGAAGCATACATTACAAGATCGTCCCTAAACTATTTTTTACAGAAAAACACACCTATTATTTCAGGCGGTTCGCTTGAATTAATTGATGGTGGTTCAAAAATAGTATTAGAGTCTGGAGATCAACTTTTTGTTAAATCAGACACTGCAACATCTATTGATGTACATGTCGGTGCGGTAGATGATATTAGCACGTAGGAGGTTTAAGTGGCTTATTTAGGAAACAGACCTAGAACCAACCTCATCACAATGAACTCTGAACAGTTCAGTGGTGATGGGTCCACAACAGTATTTACTTTAGCACAATCGGTATCCGTCACTGCAGAAATCGAAGTGTTCATCGGAAACGTCCGTCAGGATCCGTTTACCGCATACAATGTTTCAGGCGGCACAACTTTAACTTTCACATCAGCACCTGCATCAGGTACCAATAATATCTATGTAGTCTTCCAAGGTAAATCAGTTGGAACCACTGAGCCAGGACAAAATTCAATTGAGTTTGGAATGATTA